ATCTATATATCACGGAGAATCTCCTAAGACTTGCGGATGTCTTGAAAAACTTTACCATAATGTAATGCTTCCAAACGGTGATGTATCCTTATGCTGTATGGATTATTCTTTAAGTTATATTATCGGCAATATGTTCGAACAAGAATATGAGGAAATAATCCCGGAACTAAATACCTGTTATGATATGTGCCGGTACTGTGAAAACGGGGTAGATCCAACCTAGTAATTACTTATAAGTAATAATATGAACTACTCACTTTTAGACTGTAAAATAAGTTGCCTAAATTAAAAACAGTTATTATATTAAGATTATATGGAACCTAAAAAACTTACCGAAGAAGAAATTAAAGAACTTCGTACCCTACAACAGGAAAGCACTAACCTAACCCAACAGTTAGGAAGTATTGAAGTAGCTAAACTAAATCTTCAAACCCAGAGAGATAAAGTTGAAGAAGCTTTCGAAGCCTTGAGAGTTAAAGAACAGACCTTAAGTCAGAAATTATTTGATACTTACGGAAACGGCTCTTTAGACTTGGAAAAAGGAGAATTTACCCCCGAAGGTTAATAGCCTTAACTACCCTATATTAGGAGCTCTCTAAACCGGGCTCCTTTTACTGTTTTAGGAATATTTATTATATATGGCACTTACGCTTTCAAAAACCGGTATTGAACAAAGCCAGACTGTTAACGCCTGGCACGTAACTCAATCTGTTGATGCTTTATCAGGAACAGTAGCTTACGATATAACTATCTCAGGATCTCTAGATATTACTAATTCTACTAATACAGGAGATTTAACAGGAACAGCTTCCTGGGCAAATAATGCAGTTCTAGCAACTAGTGCAACTACCGCTACAACAGCAACAAATGCAAACAATGTTAAAATAAATAACTTACCTACTAACAATATAGATTACCGGTTAACTTTCGTAAGCCCTACAGACATACCTGATCCTTCCGGAACAGATTATACCCAGTTAGTAGTAGATTCAGGATCAGATGGATCAGGCTTATATTATAATGCATCTTCAAACAGACTTTTTGTAGGTTCTATATCATCTTCTGACTATAGTAGCGATGTTAGACTATACGGAACAGCTTCTCATGCTTTAAGTACCGGATATTTTACGGACTACGTTACTGCTTCTTATAATGAGACCACAATCTACCCTCAAGGTACTATATTTAGTAAGTTTGAAAATGTCTTCATGTCTCAATCGGCTGTAGAAGAGTATGATTTATTGGCAGCAACTGTAACTTATACCGGAGACCGTACCCTACCTACAAACTATGTTGCAGCAAATACATCCGGTGAAGCAAAAATGGTTAAATTTCACATCAGAGGAAACGTTGGAGATACTGGTGCTTTAGGAACTCCTACTCTTGATTCTTATATTAAGATTGGAAGTACAACTTTAACTAATGGAACTAAGATAGGAGCAGTAAATCTCGAAGGAGCTAATCAAGTACCTTTTGAAATTGATTACGAACTAACCTTTGCAAATAATACAGTAGTATCTCACGGAGCAGTAGGTTATTATGATAGTAGCGGTAACTATAAGAAAGTAGGACTATCTGATATGTACTTCCCAGACTCAGCTCCACTAACCGGAGGTGCTTTACAATTTATAGTATCAGGATCTTCTAACATAGAGCTAACAGGATCTTCAGCTTATATTGAATTTATAAACTAATACGAAAGCCTTTGCTATTTATAACATATGGCAAATGCTACAATCTGGCCCGGTTCTTCTTCATTCTTTCCCGGAGACACACCTTTCGGATTTTATGATTATGACTATCAGTTTCAAACAGATGCTGATAAGGTAGCAACCTTCTGTGCTCAAAGATTAGGATACCCTTTATCTGATGTAGAATTACAACCTATTCACTTTTATACAGCTTTTGAAGAAGCAGTAACAATATACGGTAACGAGATTTATGCCTATAAAGTAAGACAGGATTATCTTGATCTTGAAGGAGGCTCTACGGGTTCTAATTTAAACAATACATTAATCACACCTACAGTCGCTAACATTGTTAGAATGTCAGAACAGTACGGAGAAGAGATTGGTGTAGGAGGAAACGTAACCTGGTATACTGGCTCTTTAACTACTGTAGCCAATCAACAAGATTACGATATGGATGCCTGGGCAGCAGCTTCTGCTTCTTTATCAACCGGAGATTCGATTGAAATTAAAAGAGTATTTTATGAAGCATCTCCTGCTATTGTTAGATACTTTGATCCTTATGCAGGAACAGGTACCGGTATGATGAATCTTTTAGATACTTTTGGATGGGGTAATTACTCACCGGCTATCAATTTCCTGTTGATGCCTATTAACTATGACCTTCAAAAGATTCAAGCAATTGAATTTAACGACCAGATCAGAAAATCTCAATACTCTTTTGAATTAGTAAATAATAGATTAAGGTTATTTCCGATACCGACAGTAGATGGAGGAAAGCTTTTCTTTGAATACGTTAAAAAATCAGAAAAACATAGTGCAGCTACAGGAACCGGATCTGGGGTATCATCACCAGTTACCAACGTATCAAACGTTCCTTATGCTAACCCAACCTATAAGTTAATTAACTCTATAGGACGCCAGTGGATATTTGAATATGCTTTAGCTCTTGCAAAAGAAATGCTTGGGTATGTAAGAGGTAAATACGGAACAGTTCCAATCCCAGGAGCAGATGTAACCTTAAACCATGCCGATCTTATCACAGCGGCAACAGCAGAAAAAACAGCCTTAGTTGAGAGATTAAGAGCGTATTTAGATGAAACTTCTAGAGATAAGTTATTAGAAAGAAGAGCAGCAGAAGCAGATCATAAACAAAAAGAATTAGGACAGGTACCTTATTTTATTTATATTGGATAACATATAATGAGTAAACTAATTAAAATATTATCTGAGTTAACATATAGCATGTACGATACTTACGCTTATGTGGAATTCTCAGAAGAAACCAATATAACCGATATTGCTCAGATTATCCGTTCTTTACCTTATGTTACAGTAGTTAACAATAAGACAGATAAAGAAGACTTAGAACCAAGAGGAATCTTGGAAATTAAAGTTGTAACGGTTAAACCAGGACAGGAGACTTATGATATAGTTAAGAAGTTAGCTTTAGAAAAAATTCCTGAATTAAAAAAATTTAAGTACAGTCTTAAGAGACTTCAAAAAATAGATGAACTATAAATGGCATTATTTGGAAGACAAAGAGATATCCTACTGTTTAACTCAATAAACAGAGAACTGCTTGGGGATGTAATCACCCAACAGGTAGGTTATTATAAAATAACCGTAGGAGCTTCCAGAACCAATATGTATGGAGAGGCTGTTAATAAGTTTGTACACGAACCCGTATTATTAAATGCTTTAATCACCAGAGGAGACCAAACATGGAACTCAGATGAATGGGGACCTGATATAACTCGAACTTCAGATTTTGCATTTTTTAGACAAGATTTAGTTGATTTAGATCTAGTAGCACAAGTTGGAGATGTAATTTTTTATTATGAAAATTATTACGAGATTGATGGAATAGTAGAGAATCAATTATTTGTAGGTAAATCACCAGATTATGCTTATTCTCAAGGTTTAAATGATTTTGGTTCTTCTATTTCTATAGTTTGTAATACCCATTTAATACCTGCAGATAAAGTAGGCATCACTAAAGAAAGAGGATAATGGCAGAAGAGATAAGAAAACCCATACCGAAAAATCAACGAGATATTTCAATATCTAAACAGGATCCTCTTTTAGAAAATCCTAATAACAGCGTATTACCACTACCTAAGTTTACCAATACAGAAAACCCAGCTACTGCTAAGACATACAGAGCCCAGCAAATAACATTAAAAGATAGTCCGACTAAGACATACGGAATAGGTATACAGGATATTGATGAAGCTGTACATTACTACTTTACTAACGTAATTAAACCAAGAGTTTATCAAAACGGAGTCTTAGAAGAGATACCAGTAGTATACGGAAATCCTGAAAGATGGAAATCTGTTCAGAAAGATGGTTATTACAGAGATAAGAATAGTAAGATTATGGCTCCGGTTATTATGTTCCGGAGAACTAGTTTAGAAAATAACTTTGGTTTAACAAATAAACTAGATGGAAACTTTCCAGTAAACTACGCCGTAAGCGCTCAAGGTTATCAAAAATCCAATGCCTATAGTAGATTCGATTTATTAAATAATAAACAACCTGTAACAGCTTATGATATAGTAGTTGTTCCTGATTATGTTACATTAACATACGATTGTATTATCTGGACTTATTATATTGAACAGATGAATAAAGTTGTTGAATCTATCAATTACGCAACTAAAACGTACTGGGGAGACCCGGCAAGATTTAAATTCTTTGCACAGATAGATTCTTTTACTAATAATGAAACTTTAAACCAGGGAGAAGAAAGGTTAATTAAAACTGCTTTTTCTATAAAGTTAAGCGGGTATCTAATACCAGACTCCATAAATAAAGATGTAGCTGCAGCAAGAAGAGCTTTTTCAAAAGCTCAAGTAATAATTAAGGAGGACCTTACATAATATAAGTTTAATATTTATAAGCAATGGCAGTATATAAAATATTCCCGGAAAAAGATGCTACTATCTACAGCGAGTATCCTTCAATGAATACCGGTATTGATGAAATTATAGAAGTAAGCACTACTACCGGAGGAGAAGCTGTAGGAGGAACACCAGAAGTAACCAGAACATTAATTAAATTTCCAACATCAGAAATCACATCTGTTCTAGAGAATACAGTATCAGGAACCTTTAAATCAAATTTAAAATTATTCATTGCAAAAGCTGGAGGTTTAGCTCAAGAAACTACATTAGAATGCTACCCAGTTTCTGGATCTTGGGAGAACGGTACAGGTAAATATTTAAATAATCCTAAAACTGTAAACGGTGTATCTTGGCTTTGGGCTGATGCATCTGGATCTAAAGCATGGGCTACGTCTGGATTTGGAACTTATGCAACCGCATCCTTCAGCGGTTCAAACGACGGAGGAGGAACTTGGTATACTGGTTCAAGTTTAGGCTTACCTGTGGTACATTCTGCTTCATTTACTTATAGAAGTGATTTAGACTTAAACATAAATGTAACAAACACTATACTTACCTGGTATTCCGGAGGACTATCAAATGATGGATTTATAGTTAAGCAAGCAGATTCTTTTGAATTTTTACAAAATAGAGCTTATAGAACTGAGTTAAAGTATTTCTCAATAGATACTAATACAATATACCCACCATGTTTAGAATTTAAATGGGATGATTCTAGTTACTCACCTGGACCGTTAACAACCTTAAGCTCACAACAAGCAGCAGTAAGTTTAACCAACCTGCCAATAAGATATAACTCAGAGTCTATACAAAGATTCAGAATTAATGCTCGTCCACAGTATCCAACAAGAACTTTTACAACCAGTTCAGTATATACTACAAACTACGCTCTTCCGGCAGCTACATATTACGCTATTAAAGATTTAGATACTAATGAATACGTAATTGACTTTGATAGCAGCTACACTAAAGTTTCCTGTGATTCAACAGGTAATTATTTTGATATCTACATGAACGGATTACAGCCAGAACGGTACTATACGGTATTGTTAAAAACAACCCTTGACGGAAGTACTGTAGTTTTTGATGAAGATTTAACTTTTAAAGTAGGTCTCTAACGCAAACTTTTTGCAAATCTAAGTCCTATTTATATTAGACAACTATTTAAAGAAAACAAAAATGGCAGAAACTTTATTATCACCTGGTATTTTAGCAAGAGAGAATGATCAATCCTTCTTGACCCAACAGCCGCCTGCAATTGGAGCAGCAATTGTTGGACCGACTGCAAGAGGGCTTGTTAATATACCTACGTTAGTAACATCGTTTAGTGAATTTGAAAGTAAGTTTGGAAAACAAGCTTTATCCGGTTCAAACTACTATACCTATTTTACTTCAATCGCAGCGTATAACTACTTCCAAAACGGAGGAGAAACCTTACTAGTAACCAGAGTAGCATCAGGATCTTTTACTGCAGCTACATCTAGTCTTATTCCTACTGGTTCTGGAGGTCCTACAACTGGGCTTAGTCCTTTTGAACTTAAAACTCCTTCTGAAGGTACTATTATGAACAGTACTTCAACTGAAGGTGATGGAGGAATATTACCATCAGGAAGTAAAGATAATATAAGATGGGAGATATCAGGAGTAAATCGTAGTTTAGGAACTTTTACACTTCTAATCAGAAGAGGAGATGATAATACTAATAGTAAAGTTATTTTAGAGACTTGGCCTAATCTTTCTTTAGACCCAACACAGCCTAACTACATTGCTCGAGCTATTGGAGATCAAACTAAAACAGTAGTTACTGACGGTGATGGGACAACATACATACAAGTTTCCGGGTCTTATCCTAATAAGAGCCAGTACGTAACAGTATCAGCAGTTAACTACCCAACACCAAATTTCTTTGATAATAATGGAACTGCTAAGGCTAGCTTAACTGGTTCAATACCTGCAGCATCTTCTGGATCTTTTGGTGGAGCAACTGGAACACCATTTAATGGAAGAGAAGCTAACTTCTACCAAGATATTAGCAATCTAGATACACAAGGACTTGTTGCAGCTAACTACACTACTGCTTTGGCTTTATTAGCAAATAAAGATGAATATGCTTATAACTCTATGATAGTACCTGGATTGTACAACACTGCTTACTCAAGCACAATCACAACCTTGATTAATACTGCTACAGAGAGACAAGATCACTTACTTGTAATTGATCCAACAGCTTACGGAGCAACAGTAAGTTCTGCTACTACAGAAGCAGCAACCAGAAACACTTCTTATGCTGCAATGTACTGGCCTTGGATCCAAACACCAGATCCATATTCTGGAAACAACGTTTGGGTACCTGCTTCTACTTTAGTACCTTCAGTATTTGCTTACAATGATAGTACTTCTGAGACTTGGTTTGCACCTGCTGGATTTAACAGAGGAGCTTTAGCTACCGCAATACAAGCAGAAAGAAAATTAACTCAAAGTCAAAGAGATAGTTTATATGACGGTAAAGTTAACCCAATTGCTTCCTTCCCTAACACAGGATTGGTAGTATTCGGACAGAAAACTTTACAGACTAGAGCTTCTGCTTTAGATAGAGTGAATGTTAGAAGATTGTTGATTACTTTAAAGAACTATATCTCTGAAGTATCTAGAAACTTATTATTCGAACAGAATACATTAGCAACTAGAAACCAATTCTTAGCTCAGGTTAATCCTTACTTAGAATCAGTTCAACAAAGACAGGGACTTTACGCTTTCAAGGTAGTAATGGATGATAGTAATAACACAGCAGATGTAATCGACAGAAACCAATTAGTAGGTCAAATTTACTTACAACCTACTAAGACTGCAGAATTCATCTACTTAGACTTCAACATTTTACCAACAGGAGCTACATTCCCAGGATAATTAATTTAAACGAAGATATTTATAATAGATTAAAAGAATAAAAACATGGCAGTATTAGATCCAAACGAAATATTTTTCACCGCCTTTGAACCTAAACAGAAAAATCGATTTATAATGTATGTGGATGGAATTCCTTCATACTTTATCAAAGGAGTAGGTTCGGTAGTGATAGAATCAGAAGATATAACCTTAAACCACATTAACGTTCAACGTAAGATTAAAGGTAGAAGTACTTGGTCAGATCTTGATATGACTTTATTTGATCCAATTACCCCTTCTGGTGCACAGGCAGTAATGGAGTGGATTCGTTTAGGACACGAATCAGTAACCGGTAGAGATGGATATTCAGACTTCTATAAGAAAGACGTAACCATTGATATTTTAGGACCTGTAGGAGATATTGTTTCTGAATGGGTACTTAAAGGTGCTTATGCTAAATCAGCTACTTTCTCTGAGTTAAGTTGGGATGAAGGTGCTGCACATCAGGAAATCACAGTAAGTCTAAGATTTGACTACGCTGTATTGAACTTCTAATCTAATTAACGGATCTATAAGAGCCCTCCTATTTATTAGAGAGGGCTTTTTTATTTATGAAACTCTTAGATATATTAAAAGAAGTAATTTCAACCCCGGCAATGAAAGCCGAAATCTATAAACTTGAAGATCAAGGCTGGAGACGGGTAGGTCAAGGAGACTGGGGCATCGTTTTAGAAAAAGGAGAAGATGTTAAAAAAGTAACTACTGACCCTTTAGAGATTGAACATGCAGAAAAACTGCTAGGACATTCATCCCCTCATATTATTCCTATTTTAGGTTTACAAAAGATCTCTGATAGGTTAGCAATTCTAGATATGCCTAATGCTATGGAGATTGGAAACGATGAGAAAGACTTGATACAACAAGCTACTCCGACTGCTGAAGCCTATATTATAGACGGAGAAGAAGATGCTCTAGATAACATCCCAGACTCTTTAAAAAACTTTGTAGTAGGTGTAAGACAGGCATTTATTAAAGCCGGAATTGAGACTGATGAAATTGATTGGTCTCCATACAACGTAATGAAATATAAGGGAAATTACGTTTTAGTTGACGTATAAAGTATTTTTGTATATATTTATAATAGAACAGTTATAACAAAGAAAATCTATGTCAGAATTTAAAATGCCGACAGAGGTCATCGACCTTCCATCAAAAGGGTTATTATACCCAGAAGACAGTCCATTAGCATCCGGTCAGATTGAGATCAAATACATGACCGCAAAAGAAGAGGACATTCTAACTAACCAAGCCTACATCAAAAAAGGAACTGTAGTAGATAAACTATTACAATCTTTGATCGTAACTAAAATTAATTATGACGATCTTTTAGTAGGAGACAAGAATGCAATCTTAGTTGCTTGCCGTATCTTAGGTTACGGAAAAGACTATGAATTTGAATACGACGGCGAAAGACAGTCTATAGACTTAAGTTTGGTAGAAAACAAGCCTTTTGATGAATCTCTGATTACTAAAGGGGTTAATGAATTTAAATACACCTTACCTCACTCTCAAAATGAAATTACTTTTAAAATTCTTACGGGAGCCGATGAAAGAAAAATCGAAAGAGAATTAGAAGGTCTTAAAAAAATCTCAAAAGAGAACACCCCAGAGTTAACAACCAGATTAAAGCACATCATTACCTCAGTTAACGGAAGCACGGAAAGTAAAGATATTAGATCTTTTGTTGACAATGCTATGTTAGCCAGAGACTCTAGAGCTTTGAGAGAGTATATGAGACAGATCCAACCAGATGTTGATATGACTTTCATCCCAGAAGGAGGGGATAACCCCGTAACAATCCCAATCGGGGCCAGCTTTCTTTACCCTGACATCGACTGACGCAGCTCAGTACCGTCACGGACTCTTTAAACAGATTCATGAGATAGTCTTCTTTGGAAAAGGAGGATATGACTGGCATACGGTCTACAATATGCCTATGTGGTTAAGAAAATTCACCTTAGCCCAGATGTCCGACTATTATGAAGAAGAAGCAGCCGCTGCTAAAAAAGCAGGAGGTAAAACTAGTTCCCGCGGCAGAACAAAATCTCAAACTACTGTTGACTTTGCAAATCCTAATAAAGACGATCTCCCAGACCATCCAGGCTTTCAGAAACGGTCTAAGTAAATATTTATAAGTAACCGGATATTCCTATGACCAAAAAGAACCAGCAAGACACAAATCAGGAAAACGTAAACATAGCTCAGTCCTATGTAGAGACTATGAAAGAACTCGCTGGTATTAAAAGTCGGGTTACTGAAGCTGATAAACTGTCGGTCAAGCTGGCTCGGGATATGACTAAGGAGTTAGGCAATCAAAATGCCAGTCTTAGTATAGGAAAAAATCTAGCCGACGATATTAAGAAGAAGCAACAAAGTATTGAAAAAAATCAAAATTTAATTAATAAAGCTCGAGCTTCTTCTGAAATTCTTGCTAACGGCTTAAAGAATAAAGATAAAGAAGTTTACGATGCTGCTAAAAAAGCTTTATCCAATTTAGAGATATTAAATAAAACCCGGGAAGAGATGATGGAAAATGCATCTAAGACCGGACATCTAGATCAGGAAGCATTAAAAGCAATAGATAATCGAACAGCTACTGAAGAGAAAAATCTAGCAATAGCAAATGAGAGCTTATCTACTGCTGCAAAAATGTCTATGTACCAGGATGCTATAGCTAAACAGCTAGAAGAGCAGAACGAACAACGTAAAAAAGAAGCAGACACACTCGCCCAAATTGAGAATTCAATGGGCGGTCTCCGTAAGGCTACCAATGCCTTAGGTGAATTACCTGTTGTTGGAGGAGCCTTTACAAAATCTTTAGAGCAAGCTGAGAAAGAAATTCAAAAAATAGTTGAAGAAACAGGAGAAGTTCCTAATAAATTTCAAGCTGCTAAAATACAACTGAACGCAATGTCGGACATTGTGGCCAAAGGAGCTTTTGCCTTCCTGGCTAAAAATGCACTAGAAGCCGATAAAGCGATGAACAACGTGCAGAGAAGTACTGGAATGTCTGAAATGCAGGTAGCCGGTCTTAATTACGAACTTCAAGGAGCATCGGTTGCATCTGGTAACATGTACGTTACTAGTGTGGATATGCTGAAGACCTTTGGAGAAATCAGTAAACAGATTGGAATGTCAGCCGAAGCTTTAGGGGCACAAGCAGTAGTTGAAGCCACGGCATTAAAAGATCAGATGGGTCTTTCTACTGAAGCAGCCGGAGGATTTGCCGGAATGGCTAGAATATCTGGAAAGAATGTTAAAGCAGCCGGAGAAGAAGTCTTCGACGTAGTTAATAAGTCTAATAAGCTTAATAAGACTATGTATAGCGGCAGTGAGATCTTAGCCGAAGTCGGAAGTATCTCAGCCGAAATTGGAGCACAGTTTGGTTTTAATACCGAAGCATTAGCAGAAGCTGCAATAGAAGCTAAAAGGTTAGGCATGAGCATGTCAGACCTTAATGGTATAGCTAGTAAATTAGTAGATTTTGAATCTTCAATCTCAGCAGAATTAGAAGCTGAACTACTAACCGGTCAACAGTTAAATCTTGAAAAAGCAAGAGAGTTAGCCCTAACAAATGATCTAGCCGGTCTTGGAAAAGAATTAGAAAAACAAGGCATCACAGCAGAAAAATACTCCAAGATGAACAGAATTCAACAAGAAGCACAAGCCAAAGCTTTAGGTATGAGTTCTGAACAAATGGGTAAAATGTTAATGCAGCAAGAGTATGCCAAACTTGGTGCAGAAGAATTTACAGAAAAGTACGGAGAACAGAACTATGAAGCCGCCAAGCAAGTAGATGTTCAGAAAAAATTAGAAGCAGCATTAACTAAACTTGCAGATGCAGTTGCACCAATACTAACTTTCTTTGCCAATATATTATCAAACTCATTGGTTCTTTATAGCGTACTAGGTGTAATGCTCTTCAGTAAACTGAAAGCCATCGGTAAAACCTTCAGCACTATGAAAGATAACCTTAAAGAATCTGCAAAGTATGCCGGAGACCTTATTAAAAAAGGATGGAACAAGCTAACAGGTAAGGGTAAATCCCTCGCTGATAAAATTAAACCAGGTGCAGGAGGCGGTTTGATGGATAAAGCAGCTGCAAATACAAAAACAGCTAAAGGCGCTACTAAAGGTGCTAAAGGCGCCGGACCTGGAGGATTCTTAAAATCTCTAGGAAATGGTCTAGCTTCTATGGGCCAACAGTATAAAGATATTATGAAAGGAGCTCTAGCATTAGGAGTTACCATTGCTGTGTTGGGGGTAGGTTTTGGTTTTGCCATGCAGATGGTCAAAGATGTTGACCCCGTCCAGATGATAGCATTTTCTGGTGCATTATCTATGTTAGGTCTTACAGTAGCCTTTATGGGTAAAGTAGGTAAGGATATTATGAAAGGAGCTCTAGCAATGGGAGTTATGTCAGTCAGTTTATTGATTGGAGCACTAGCATTTTCAGCCCTTGCCGGAGTTGACTCAGATTCCATTATAGCATTCTCAGTTGCCTTACCGTTATTAGCCTTAGCATTAGCTGGATTAGGAGCTTTATTTATGGGGCCTCAACTTATTGCCTTTGGGTTAGGAATTGCAATGATAGCAGCTCTAGGTTTCGCAATTATCCCTGCAGCAATAGCATTTAACTTACTAAAAGATGCCGATATAGGTGGAATACTAGGACAGATGGTTGAATTTGCCACAGTAGCACCTGCATTAATGGCTGTAGGAGGTTCTTTATTTACTATCGCTGGAGGCTTAGCAGCTATGTCGTTAGCAGGATTTACAGCACTTCCAATTATTGGAGCATTATCAGCCTTAGGATTAGTAGCCCCGGCTTTAGAAAGTCTAGCCGGAATATTCTTCGGAGGCGGTGGAGAAGAGGATACAGATGATGAGACTGTTACGTTACTTAAAGAAATTAGAGACGCTATTAAGGCCGGAGGAACAGTTGTTCTTGACGGTAATGAAGTAGGTAAGACTTTAAAACTAGGAACTTATAAGACTTAATATTTATAATAAACAGTAAAATTATGAGCCTACTAAATAAATTAAAAACATCAGTATTTGGATTGGAAGGTAAGTCACCAAATAAATTTATTGACAATCCTAAGAAGCAGCAAGAACTAGGCGGACCTGGTTTAAAAGCTTCTCAATTGGATTTAGACGGTAAGACACCTAAGAAATACTTAGACAATCCACCTAAATAATTAAATGGCATTAGTCGATCTAAAAACTGACCTAAAATCACTTAGGTATGGTAAAGATCGGGTAGGCGGAGGATCAAGCAGACAACCGTTTGTAAGAAAACCCATACCTGACTCGCTCTTTGGAACCAACCAAACCGGTGGCTCTGCTTTTATCATTAGAGGCGGAACATTGGCATTAGAATCGACTGTCGATGATACCTCAAGACTAACCCAGCTTTTACTAACTCCTTCAACTTCTGCAGGGTTCTTATTTGCTGATAAGCAAAAACAGTTAGGTAAAACTAACGTACAGACTCAAGCCTCTCCTCTTGGGTTTAATGCCGGTAAGTATAGTGTTGATAACACACTTAAACAGGTAGCTAACAATTTTAAAGGAGAACATTACCCTAAACAGGACTTTGGAGATCAGACGTATTATAGCGTAGTTAAGAACTTATCTTTAAAAGAAAACAGATTAATTGGTTTAACCGATACTCTTGTAACATCAAAAAGTAATAACGTTAACATACTACAGTATCCAAACGGACCTGGGAGTAGTAGAGGTAACGGAACTACCAACATTAAGTTTGCCGATCAAAGAACCGGAGTTAATAATGTAGAATACAGTCGGTATGTTAAAGTAGTAAGTGATCCAAAAAGCAGCGCACGGTATCTTCAATACAGCAACGGAAGAACAACACAGACAGAATTAAACTATATAAACCTGGTTTCTAAAGGTTCTAATAGCATCTCCAATAATATAAATGGAGGGGACTTCCAAAGTGTTACTGGACTTGGACGTACCTTAGACACTGATGGTTACACACCAGTTAATGCGCTAGCTAAAACATCTTACAGTACACTAATAAGAACTAACTCTTCCGATATACAGACTGGAACTCGAAATTTAGGAGTAAATCCTAATTTAACAACCGAACATAGTTCTTACGTACAGTCTTCTAAGACTGATAAAGGCCAGTTTTTCTTCACACCGGTTACCAGAGACTACAACAAAACCAGTCCAAACCAACAGGTACGTAATAATATTAACCCAAACGGTGTTAATTTAGATATAAAGAGAGTTTATGGTGCTAATTTAGAATATAATACCGATAACCCTAAAAACTTACTAACACGTAAGCAGATAGATCAACAAACTCTAGCTAAAGACTTAGGAGAAACACCGCCTGCAGACTTTAGAAAGCTTACTGATAATTCCGGTGCTGCACCAACAACCAGTACTTTTAACCTCAATAGAACTTTTAAAGTCGGAGTTCCTGGATACAAGGGAATTGATAGAAATATAGACCCGACAAGAGCTAAAAAAAGCATAGGTACAGATGAAATAACGTACAAAAAATTAGGAACCCAGGCAGCTCCGATGGCAGATCTGATTCCTTTTTACATTAAAATCTACGAAAATGATAGCGTTGCTCCGACTCTTATACAGTTTAGAGCTTTTATAAGAGGAGTATCTGATAGCTTCTCCGCAGACTGGACCAGTTATAAGATGATGGGACGTGGTGAGAATTTTTACGTTTACAGCGGGTTTGAGAGAAGTTTTAGTTTATCTTTTGATGTTCATGCCCAGTCTAGAGTGGAACTCCCGCGAATGTATGAGAAGTTAAATAGGCTAGCCTCAGCTACAGCTCCGGATTACAGTCAAGGAGGGTTTATGAGAGGTGTTTTTGTAGAATTGACAGTTGGAGACTGGTTAAGAGCCGTACCCGGAAAATTGAACAGTATAGGGTACTCAATCCCGGATAATGCACCTTGGGAAATCGAACGTACTAACACAGGAGTAAGCACATTTGGTAAAAATAAGTTGCCTCATTTAATAAATGTAGATACCTTTGATTTTACACCAATACACAACTTCCTTCCTGCATACAAAGGACAATTTATTGGAGCAAAGACATTATAAGATTAAAGTAATGGCAAGATACATAGATACACAGGTTCTTATAGATACACGGGATGAAAAAGCAATACCAATCTACCGAACAGTTAGGTACCCTGAAGTGCCTGTGACTGATAATGATATATACGTTATTACAACAGTAGGAGATAGGTTAGATTTATTAGCAGCAGATTACTACGGAGATGTTACACTTTACTGGATTATCTCAGCAGCAAACAATAACCTACCTCAGGACTCTTTATCAATCACACCAGGTACTCAAATCCGGATTCCGGTCGATGTATCGGAGACTATCATGCGATATAATCTTCTTAACAGACGGTAATGAAAAGTTATGGGAATAGTAGGATCAAATGTAAGACCAGGAGTTAAAGAACAATTAAACCAGAGAGAACAGCTTTATGCTGGCTCTAACAGGGATATTACCACAATCCAAGGTCAGAATAATACGTCTTGGATAAGGCTAGCGTCTTCTGTTGATATAGACGGCAGCAGTGCCAAGGCTAAGCAGTTTGTACTGTTTGGAGGAACAGGAGAAATGAATGCCGGGATAGCATTAGGTGGTAATAGTTATTTTGTAGAAGCGTACCCTTTTAGTAAATCTCAAGGGTACCGTCCAAACCCCGGGATCGAATCTTTAAGCTTTCAGTATAAAAATAATGGAGCATTAGCAACATGTGATATTGATATTAAATGTTTTACCTTTGAACAGTTTGACGCAATAGAAAAACTATACCTTAGACCCGGTTATAGTATACTAGTAGAATGGGGACATACAAAATATGTAAATAATGCAGGAAAGGTAATCAGCCTTAAGAAAGGAGATGTGGATGGGGCATTTACTACTTTTATGAATGGAGGATCTTCGCAAGTAGGGCAATTAACAACTCAAATTAAAAACCAAAGAAACAAACAAGATTTTAACTACGATGGATTTTTCGGAAAAATTGTTAATTTTCAATGGACCTTTAACGCAGATCTATCCTACAGTATTACTATTAAAACTATCACTCACGGTGATATTATAGAAAAACTTAAGATCAACACCGCAACCCCGGAATCTATAGCTAAAGCCAAAGAAGAACAAGCTGCTAGAAAAGAAGAAATTGAAAAGGAGGCTAATGATGAAGGTGGTGTTTTAGATAGCGTTGCAAACGGTCTTGGCTTTGTAGGAGAACAAATCGCTAAGTTTTTTACAGGGCTTTTTGAAACAGGAAATGAGTTTCTAGGAGATATAGTGGATAGTATTGATGATGAGACTTGGGCCCGAAAATTAATAGCTAAAAGAACCAAATCACAGATACATAGAATACTTTTTAAACTGTTACAAAATTTTGAACCGGTAGCTAATGCAAAAGGCGGTATAGGGGAAGGAGTAGTTGAAAAATTAAAAAACACAACCGATATTTCAACTAGTTCAAATGCTGCCGCAGGTACAGCAACCGGACAAGTAACAATACTCCAATCAGAAGCAATCCGGGTAGGTTTCGATGTAAGCTCAGCAGACGACCAGGATTTAGGAAATTACCAGTACTATATGACTTTTGGAGCACTTTTAAAAATTATAGAAAAAACAATATACCAAGACGAAGCAGGTTTACCCTTAGTTAGAATAGACTGCCAATATGGCCAGACTGGGATGTTAACTTTTCCTGGACAGATCTCAGCAGATCCATTAACTTGTCTGATACCGCATACAGTATACCCGACAATTGTAGAAGAAGGTTTAAGCTTCTCAGGTGGAGGTATAAGCTATAAAATTTTACAAGACCCAGCTTTAACTCAGGATTTCTATCTTGATGAGACTAACGCCGTAGGAGACTTAATGAAAGTTATGTTAAACTTCAACTACATTATGCAAGCCTATGAAGATACAATGGATGAAGATGGAAATATAGCTTTAATAGACTTTGTTAAAAAAGTTTTAGATGATATAACTTTAGCTTTAGGAGGTATAAATAAGTTTGCAACTAGAGTAGAGGATGAAGGAATAGCTGAGAATATTATAGAAGCTAGGCCAACCTTAGTTATTTATGATGAAGGAGCCCATATAAAGAAAAAAGAAAAAGAAGGTAGCCCGGTGGTATTAAAACCATACGGAGTAACAAAAACAAAAGGAACTACATTTTTAGATGTTTCTTTTAGTTCAGAATTAAGTAATGAATTTGCCTCTCAAATATCCATAGGAGCTCAAGCTAACGGAAACCAACCAGGAGAAAACGCAACAGCATTCTCAGAATTTAATAAGGGCTTAATAGATAGAATGGTTAAAGTAAAGACTGCACCAGATACAACCGAAGATACTGTAGTAACTAAGATTGCTGGAACTCTTTTAGACCTTCAAGAAGCTACTAACGAACTTTACGCAGAAGCTGAAATAGATAAAGATGTAATTAAAACCGCTGTATCTGTAAACAGTACCTATGCCAAGTACTGCATTGGACAGTTGGTTACAAGTCAAACTATACCTGCACCCTTTTTTATACCGTTTAATTTAAAAATTAAAATGAAAGGAATCTCTGGTATTAGAATTTTTGATAAGATCTATCTTGAAGACAATATATTACCGCAGTCTTATAGAGGTAACGTATCTTTTATATTAAAAGCTGTTAATCACGAAGTATCCGAAAACCAATGGACAACTTCCTTAGAGACCCTGACAGTTCCTGACGGGGAAGCTGCAACAGTAATTGAAGCAGCAGTAGGGGATCTCAAAGATGCAGCAGATGTATATAAATTAAAACAAGAAAAACTTCAACAGAGTAGAGAAGAACTCATTCAAGCACAGAAAGCACAAGATGCAAAAAATGCTCAATTAGCGGGGGGAGGCAGTGGAGGAGTTGGTACTGTAGGTCCAGGAACAACCTTAAGAAGAGGTCTTCCTTACACGGCACAATACCTCGTAGGTACTATGCCTAAAACACAAATAACAGTACACTATACAGCCAGTTCTCCAAAAAGTACGCTAGCCGGAGTAGTAAACGGTTTTAACACTAGAACAGATAAAGTAGCAACTCATTACGTTTTAGACTTAGACGGAGAGTATGATTTACTATTTCCCCTTAGAGAAGCCTGGGCCTGGCACCTAGGAGTTAATATACCAGTTAAAGAGGGAGGTTATGCAAGACGAGATACTGACTCTGCCGGTCTTACAGGAGCCGATTATGCACTATTTGACCGTAATTTAAACCATAAAGCTGTAGGTATTGAAGTATGTAATGCCGGGATGTTAAAAGTACAAGGAGGTAAGTATGTGGATACTCTCAACTCTGGTTATATATACCCTGAATCTGAAGTTTCTAAGTCTGTCGGTCCAGACGGGAAGGAAAGAAAATGGCACGGCTACCTATACTGGCATAAATTCCCAGCTGCGCAAATAAAAGAGTTAGAAAAATTAATTCTTGAAATTATTTCAAACGAACCTGAGATTTCTCCAAAAGGAAAACCTTGGAAATTTAAATACGAAGATTGTTTCCCATCCACACCTAATGGAGGAGCTAAAACTAGCAGAAACGCACTCATAGGAACCCCAGGTATTTATACACACAACTCTTACTCTACTAGAAAGTCTGACGTTCCACCTGTACCAGAAATAATAGCTATGTTTAAACGTATTGAAAAAAAATTAGCCGGAATAGAAGAAGCTAAGCAAGAAAATTGCCCGAATGCATATAAAGGAGTTCTTCAATTAAGTAAAGAGTTAGACATAGTTGCAAATAACTTTGGATATAATACAAATACTAAAACTTGGGTTAATAAAGACAAGCAAAAGGACTATGAAAAAGAAGTTATTAAAGTTAGAAATACAATGGCCGGATTCCTTGCAAGTATAACAAAGGTAAATAAAGGGACAGATAAGGCAAATAAAGATAAAGGACCAAAACTTGAAAACGTTATACGTAATACATGGAAAGGTAACGCTAAAGCTTGGGCTGCCTGGGAATTCGCCGGTGACGGAAGAGGGACAGGAGTAAAGTACTCTTCTGATTATTCTGATAATAGCTATGAAGATGCTGTAGAAGCAAAACTTGATGAAATACTTAAACCTTTTAATAAAGATTCTAATTTATAAACAGTATGCCGTACATTCCCTTAAATAGAGTTCAAACAAATTTATTTGCATTCCTAAATGAGTTTGTATATTTAGCCTCAGGAGCTGACTATTCCGGAGACTACCATAAATTATACACAGGAAAAACATATACAGGTGCAACACCTAATACACCTTTTTCTGAGGAGATAATACCTAAAGCCCTTTTTAATAGTTACCAAGATGAATTTCTTTTTGAAGGAAGAACAGTACAGATAGCACAACAATTTCAAGATCCTGATGTACAAGTCCCTTACAAAGAAACAGCATACTTCCCACAACTAATAGACGAGTATGTACAACTACAAGGACTTCGACCAGAACAAACAGCAAATGCATTAAAGATTTTAGCTCAAAGTATTAAACCTACAGAAAAAGATTATCAAAAAGGTCAATTTTTTAGATTCTTTGTTAAGAAAAGAAACGAACCTGTTTATACAGAAATTGATAGAGAACTATTTAAACTTATAAAAAATCGAGATCCAAAGATATATAGTAAATACCATCTAC